TGTGATTCGTTTCAACTTTCAAGCAGGTGCTAACTGAGAGCATCCTACATTCCTTGCTAAAACAGAAGGTGGTAATCTTAAATTTACATTCGGCGATGCATCAACACACGGTGGTGAGTTTGTGTTTGCTCAGAACGTTGCAGGTAAACTAGATCGCGGTTGGACTTGGCCTGTATTACCAATCTTGAGCATACTTAAGATTGCAGACACCAACACCACAAAGATGAGTTTGAGCAATGAAGGTGCTATCCAGATCACTCTCGATAGCGGACTAGCAACTTACAAATATATTATCCCAGCACAGGCTGCTTAAATGAAACCACCAGTTAATCTAACACCATTACAAAAGGACTATGCAGTATATCTGCCGGCAATTAGTTCTTTTTATTCTACCTATGTTGCAAAACAGCGACTAGAAGAGTTTGTACCAAAGGATCGTATTCCTGCAGGCTTTGATCAAGGAATTGAAGGAATGAACTTTCTTAATCCAGATCAAGGATACTTTACCTATAAGTATGCTCTGTATTCAGCAGGACACGCTCAACTTGATGTTATCAAAGCACAGGATCAAGAATCCATGATACAACAGCGTGATCGCGGACAAACAATGATTTTAGGCGACTCCGGTGGTTATCAGATCGGTAAAGGTGTTCTCAAGTTTGATTGGTTGAACTTTGAAGGTGCAGAAGCTACCAAGACACGTCAAAAGATTCTTGAATGGCTAGAAGCAACTGCTGATTGGTCAATGATGTTAGACGTGCCTACATGGGCCTGTGATCACATCCACAGTCCGAAGACTGGATTGAAAACATTCGAAGACTGTTTAGAAAAGACTCGTTATAATAACAAGTATTTTCTAGATAATCGGTTGGGAGCTACCAAGTGGCTTAATGTATTGCAAGGCGGTGATTGGGATACTGCAGAAAAGTGGTATCGTGGCGTTGTAGAGTTCAGCGATCCCAAAGGACCATTTGCAGGAAAAGAAGCAGAAGGTTGGGCATTTGGTGGTGCTAATATGTGTAAGATGGATATCACACTCAAACGTCTAATGACCATGCGTGACGAAGGAATGCTAGACGGCAAGAACTGGATTCACTTCTTGGGCACAGCACAATTAGATTGGTCATGCTATCTAACTCAAATTCAACGTCAGATCCGTAAACACATCAATCCAGAACTCACAATCAGTTTTGACTGTGCAAGCCCGTTCATTGCTACTGCTCACGGACTTGTTTACACAAATGCACAACATACCAACAAGCGTTGGTCAGTGATCATGGACAAGGCTCCTGATAATAAAGCACTTTCAGGACGATTTGATATTCCGTTTCCTTTTGAAAGTGAATTCGGAAGCCGTTTGACCATGGGCGATATTGCATATTACAATTACGGTGTTCGTAAGACAGATGCCGAACTCGGAGATGTTAAGTTTAATCACTTGAATCCAGAACACTATCACGAAGTTCCGAGACTTAACAAGCTAGGTAAGATTCCAAACAAGACTAGTTGGGATAGTTTCAGTTACGCACTAATGATGGGGCATAATGTCGAATGTCATATCAAAGCGGTGCAACGTGCTCAACAGTTAATGGATATTGAATGTGCTAGGTTTACTCCAGACTGGCGTATGAAGAGCATTGAAGGCAAGAAAGAAATTGAATTCAGCGATTGGGTTCCAAATAAAATTCTTTACTTCGGTACATTTGTTGAAGAACTATTCAATACCAAAACCAAAGCAGAAGCGTTTGATATGATTGAAACTGGTGCGCAGTTCTTGAAATCACTAGAAGGTTCACGTTTACAAGGCGGTCCTGCTGCTAACACATTTGGTAACTTATTTGATTTCGATGATGGCAAGAAAGCAGGCGAAATTGATTTTGCCAATCCAGACGATGACGAATTAAACAGTTTGGTTGTAGAATAAGGAGTTGATATGTATCAAAATAGAATCAAGCATCTAGAAGAAGCTCACCGTGCTTTGGACAAACAGATAGACAGTATGGAAAAAACTGGTATCTTTGATGACCTAAAAATAGAAGAATTGAAGAAACAAAGGTTGCGTTTAAAGGATGATATTGTTATACTTAAACACAAGCACGAAGCAGTGATGCAAGAAGCGCAGGCAGAACAAGAAGCAAGAAGAAATGGACTAGAACTATGAAATGCGACACATGCAGGCAAGAAATCACAGTTAACTGTGATTGGCAACAAGGTCGTTGTCCGCATCGAACTCCATTCTTAACCGACTATCATTTTCGATTTCTTAATCTAATCCGATCAATTCAAAATTTATTTAAAAAATGAAAAGAAATTACGATTCAGGTGTTGCTGATAGCATTACCTTCTTCACCGGCGTAGAGATTGAACATACTCCTGCCTACGGAATGAAAACACTGTTTGTTGTAGGTGTGCATGATCCATATATTATTATGGAATTGGCTCGTAACAACAGGTGCAAACATATTTACTTTGGTGCTAATCAAAGTTTTAAGACTAATGGTGTTAACGATACAGAAACATGGCGTCCTTGGGAAGATATGATCTATGTCTGCTTAGATGCAGAGGACGAATTTTGGTGTACCTTAGACTTTGATGTTCGTGAAACGGAAGGATTGCTTGAAAGTGGTCTTACCGAAAAGCGTAGATTTATTCCGCAGATTAGTGTAAAATTACCTTATATTAATCAACTAGGCTATAACGCTACGCTGAAAATTGATGACAAAGACTTTAAAGCAACTAATCACGGAGTGTGGTGCCATAACCTCCATGACCTACTAGATAGAAATAAGTTTACTAGTTGGGATCAATATGGTAAAGATGAGATTATCAAATGAGTGGTGGCTACGCAGTAGCATCGGTGACAAAGGTTCCAAGAATCCGCGGTGCTAATAAAATTAATCGTGCAAGAAGTGTAGTAGAAAAGAAACCTATGAAATTAACATTTAAACAAAAAATTCGCAACTGGCTAATGAACGACGAAGAAGATTACAGTAATCAGCTTATTTCAGTTGACAGCGAAGGCCCAAACATTGCATCACAAGGTTTTCGACTAAATGTCTATGGCGCTAGTGGCGGTACTATCATTGAAACTACCAAGTATGACCGAAAGAACGATGAGAATCGACACAGTCTACATGTGGTCACTGAAGATAAAGATCTCGGTGAAGAATTATCTAAAATTATAACCATGGAACAACTAAGATGAACATTCGACAAGACGTTAGACCTAACAAAATGATTTGGGTTACCTTTCAGAAAGAAGGTATGCACAAATATCCAGCTGCACTTACAGACCCAGCACTTGCTACAGGTGATGAATATGATGTAAGTTTTCTAGGTTATCCGCATCGTCACATCTTTCACTTCAAAGTTTGGATTGGCGTTACACACGATGATCGTGATATTGAGTTTATTCAGTTTAAACGATGGTTGCTAAATCTCTACAAAGATGCTACACTAAGTTTAGATTATAAGAGTTGTGAAATGATGTCAGGCGACTTATATGACGTCATTAGCAAAAAGTATCCAGGTCGCGAGATTTGGATTGAGGTCTCCGAAGACGGAGAAAATGGTTCATTCATCAAATACTAAAAGGAACATCGATGAAAAACTACAAGGACTACAGGTACTTTGAAAATCGTCCTGACGTTGTAAAGGTGTGGGAGGACCTCGAGGCCTACCACGATTGGTGCAGATTTCAACTCTGCGATTTTAATCCTGCAGATCTCTATCGCAGGGATAGTCAAAACTATGGATCCTATCTTGCCAGCAAACGGCCAAGACGTCCATATCAAGGCAACAGACCACACTTTCAAAAAAGAGGTTAATTAATGGCACGAGTTTTTCTCATTGATCTTGAAGCAGTAGAGACTAGATATACGGGTCAGTGGAAAACTCACGTGCCGGCAATCCTTAAAAAAGCAGGGCACCATGTCAACATTATATCAGGTCCTACGGACATTCCTAGTGCTACCACTCCTGGAGCATTTCTCAACTTTGGCGGCACGAATATCTACAAGGCTAGTCAAATTGAACAAATGGGTAGGTTATTTTGTAACGGATCCATTCATCCCGGCGATCACTTTATCTTTACTGATGCTTGGCATCCTGGTATCATAAATTTAAAGTATATGAGTGAGCTACTGGGAATTCCAGTAACTACACATGGTCTTTGGCATGCTGGCTCATATGATCCGCAAGACTTCTTAGGACGCCTTGTAGGAAATAAACCCTGGGTTAGAAATGCTGAACAAAGTTTCTATCATGCGTTTGATCACAACTACTTTGCTACACAGTTTCATATTGACATGTTTTGTGAAAATTTGTTAGGATTTACTCCAGCAAAAAAACTATATGATACTAAGATTGTGCGCACAGGTTGGCCTATGGAGTATATGGAGGACACGTTAACAATGTATAAAAACATGACTAAACGTGATCTTATCTTGTTCCCGCATCGTATCGCTCCAGAGAAACAGGTTGAAATCTTTCGTGACTTGAAAGAACACTTACCGCAATATGAATTTGTCGTCTGTCAAGATCAACAACTAACAAAAAACGAATATCATAATTTGCTAGGCGAAGCCAAATTGGTGTTTAGTGCAAACCTGCAAGAAACCCTAGGCATCAGTTGGTATGAAGGTGCTATTGTAGGTGCCATTCCTATGGTTCCTGATAGACTCAGCTATAGTGAAATGGCTTTAGATACATTTAAGTATCCTAGCAAATGGACTGAGAGCTACGATGCATATACTGTATATCGTCCAGATATTTGTAGAGAAATAATCCAGCATATGGATAATTACGAAACTCGACTGCCTAGCCTAAATAAACAGGTAGCTATACTACAAGAAAACTTTTTTAGTTGTAATAAACTATTAGAGATGTTAAAATAACTATTATATGACATCCACGTCATTAACTCGGAGAATAAATTGACAAATAAAACAGAAACAGGCCTGGACGCAATGGCAGGCGATGGCGGATATAAAGAAGCATATCTAGGTGATCACATTCGTTTTAAGATGAAACGTGAAGGCAAGCGTTTCTGGGCCGGTGACAACATCAGTGATTATCTGCATGACGGCGACTTAGAAAAATTAATTGACGAAGCAACTCCTGCATTTGAACAAGTGCTAGACAGTTTGCTTATTGATCGTGAAAATGATCCCAACAGTAAAGGCACAGCACGTAGACTTGCTAAAATGTATTTTAATGAAATCATGTCAGGTAGATACGACCCTGCTCCAGATGCAACAGCGTTTCCGAATGATAGTGAGGATAGATATGAAGGAATGTTGGTTGTTAGAAGTGAATTGCGTAGTATGTGTAGTCATCATCACCAGCCTGTATCTGGGGTGGCTTATATTGGTATCATTGCTGCCAACAAACTTATTGGCCTTAGCAAGTATACTCGTATTGCTCAGTGGTGCGCTAGGCGTGGCACTCTCCAGGAAGAACTCTGCAATGATATTGCAAGAGAAATAAGTCGAGCTACAGATAGTGAAAACATCGGAGTATACATACAAGCCACTCACGGTTGCTGTGAGAATCGTGGCATTATGGCGCATTCGAGTCTAACACAGACCACTGTACTCAAAGGTGCATTTAAAGATGATCCAGGAACAAAGAAAGAATTCTTTGACAATATTAAAATGCAGCAAGAATTTTCGCCACGATGAGATACATTACTAACAAGTTTGATAGCGTTCGCTTACCAGTTGAAGCGGGCTTGTTAGAGTGGTTGCAGGTGCAATACCCTGCATCAAAATACTTTATTAAGGAAATATAATGGATAAATTTTTTATATGGGTTGGCCGTAACAGAAAAGAAATTAGCCTTACAATCGGCGGACTAAACTTACTATCTGGATTGAGTGCGTTAGTTAACGGTAACTACGGACTTGCTATTGTAGGATTTACAATTGGCGGTGCTCTTATTCTTGATGCTTACAAGGGAATTTAAATGAGTCAAGTATATGTAATCAAACCACTGGAAAAGAAAAGCATTGTCTACCATGTAGAAATGTATCGTAAGAATCCAGATGATAGCATCAGTTGGTTTAACATTGACGAAACCTATCGTTGGGGACAAGGCTTTGTTGAAGGTGATTTAGATTGCAATCTTCCCTGGGAAGGTGATCCTGTTGCCTATGCTCGAACCGATTGTGGTTGGGGTTGTGAGTTTGACGACAGTGTCAGTGTTGAGTGGGAATTCAGTGATGACATTAGCGAATTAGAGCAACAAGAACTCAAAGAACTCTACTACGAAGGTGGTGCAGGTTGGCTCTATGACGGCGAACATGATTGGTCAGAAGAAGATTGTGCAGTGCATATCATTGCACCGTATCAAGTTGACCTGTGTGATGAAATAACAGGTGACGTTATTGAAGAGAATGTAAAATTAAAAACTCGACCAGAGCCAAGTAAAGCGTGGCCCTTCCCAACTTAAGGAATATTATGCAAATAAGAGTTAAAGAAAATGCAGAAGAATTTGGTAAATGCGGATGCGGCCGAAGCCCGACTGGTAAATGCTGTGGATGGCATGGACTTTCAGAAGAAATGTATCAACATCAAAAAATGTTGTGGATGGAAGATCAACTGCGTCAAGATGCCGAAACAGAGAACAAGAATATAGTTCGGGGACAGCAATGAACACAGCCAAAGATCTTACAGATAATTTAATACACAGAATGAAGCATCTACAAGAGTTTGTTGTAGAACGAGATTGGAATCTTATCCCCGCTGGTGTGATAAAGTTTAATATTCAGCACACTGTCGGAGAACCTGCTAGAATCTTTGTTCATGCAATGACCCGAGAAGAAGCAGAACGTCAAGTTGATGAATGGTTTGACGAGGATGTAGAATGATTAAACCTCTACGTGACGATCTAATGGTGCAACAACAAGTTGACAATGCTTGGCAGCATTTTGTTGGGGTAATTATGTTAAATCAAACTGGTCGCAAAGCTGTGAAGACCACTCTGCCAGAATTTCTATATTGGTTTCCTACAGCACTGGCATTGCTACAAGCAGACGAAGAGTTTGTCAAAAGCATAATCCAACCACTCGGAATGGTTAATGTTCGTTATACTCGATTGATTAGAATGAGTCAAGACTATTTGACTTGGGACGGAAATGATGCTACAATGTTATATGGCATTGGAAAATACGGCAGCGACAGCTATGAGATTTTTTACAAGAACAATTATAGTGTATCGCCCACAGATAAAGAACTGATAAGATATCTCAAGGAAGAAGTTAATAATGTTTTTGAAACTGCTTGAACGACTGGGCCGCAAGCGTATCATTTATGATCGTGTTAATAACGAACCGTATCTCGAACGGTATTATCTCTTCTTGAAAGAAAGAGATCGTTTTCCATTCAACGTATTTTTACATAAATTCCTCAAAGGTGATCCTGACGATGTTCATGATCATCCGTGGCCCTATGCTACACTGATACTAAAAGGTGGATACTATGAATATACTCCTAATTTCGAAAATGGCCAAATGATTGGAGAGACCAAGCATTGGCGGGGTCCTGGTCACTTCCGTATTTGTGGTTCTAATAGCTATCATCGCATCGAACTTCAACCTGGAATAACTGCTTGGACCCTATTCATGCCTGGCCCGCATAAACGTGAATGGGGATTTTTAGTCAACAACAAATGGATACAACACGAACAATATCTCAAGGATAGAAATGAACAAACTCAAAATCAACCAGCATGAAGTAACCGGACTAGTCGGCAAGATTTGTAGAGAGCTTGCTATAGGAACGTGGAGGCCCGATTATATTGTAGGAATTACTCGAGGGGGATTGATTCCTGCTGTTATGATCAGTCAATATTTTAATATTCCGTTACATACTCTCAATGTAAGTCTACGAGATAGTGAGATTGGTCCGGAGAGTAATTTATGGATGGCTGAAGATGCTCTAGGACCGTTGTCCAAGGATCGTGCAGTTGATAGCGATACTGCTTTTAAAAACATTTTAATTGTAGATGATATCAACGATCAAGGCACCACACTTAACTGGATCATGAAAGATTGGCCAAGTGGTTGCTTTCCAGATGATCCAGCCTGGGAAGAAGTGTGGAATAACAATGTTAAATTTGCTGTGTTAGTAGATAATCTCGCCAGCAAGTGCAATGTTAAGATGGATTTCGTTGGCATGGAAGTTAACAAGGCAGAGAAGGATGTATGGATTGATTTTCCTTGGGAAGATTGGTGGACAAAATGATCGATTCTAAGATTAAAGTTCATTGCACTGACGCAGGTAAAGATTTTGATATGCATGTTCTAGGTTATAAGCCCAAGGCATTTTTAGATGTTGCATTTCAAACTCTTAAACTACGATTAGTTTATATGGAACGCACTAAAGCATTTGCAGGCAGTCTAGGCGGCCGTGAGTTTGTTGTACGAGAAGATGACCTACCTACAGAAAGAAAGGAATATAAACGATGAACTTACATTATTCGTTAGACGATGCACGTGATGCAGGGCAGGCACCATGGAACGATGTTGTACAAGACGACTTTCATGTGGTTGTTTTTAAAGACAAGTATCCTGTAACAGACGGTCACTTGTTGTTTGTGCCTAAATATTCAGCTGTGGGAGTTATTGAAGATTGTTTTGCTGATGCTCTGAGAGTAGGGCAGGCAAAGGTTAAAAATGGTGAGTGGGATGGATTCAATATTGGCCTTAATTGGGGCGAAGCTGCTGGACAGACTGTGCCGTATCCACATGTTCATTTGATTCCTCGACGCAAAGGTGACATGGAAGACCCCACAGGCGGTGTCAGACATGTTATTCCAGAAAAAGGTAATTATAAAAAATGAGTGAGATATTGTGTCTGATCTAAAAACAATTTTAGTTCCTTGGAAAAAAGAACAAACTGGATTTTGGTGGAATGAAACCTGTGCCATGGTGTTGGAACACTTTGGCTTGCCAGGCGATCGATACACTAGTCATCCAGAAACAGATCAAATGACATTTAAATTTTATCACGAACATGATGCCATGCTGTGCAAAATATTGTTAAGCGACAGAATATGAAGAAATACATCATTGGGTTTGTTGTTGCCTGTGTGCTTTGGATTCTCTTTCTTTCTCAAGTAGACGTGCCAGAATATAAGGTATACGATTGCAGTATATCCGAATGGCATCCTGATGTTCCTAATGAAGTAAAACAAGAATGTCGTAAGCGTAGATCACAACCAGGAATGATAACATGACTCGATGGACAGTTACTCTTGAAGAAGATCCCGATACTGGTGATCTCATTATGCCAATACCACAGGAAGTATTGGATCTGCAAGGTTGGGGCGAAGGCGACACATTAGAATGGCTAGATCAGGGCAATGGCTCTTGGCAATTACAAAAAAAGAGTGTATAATAAACTATGAGCAAAATAAAAATAGCAGAACTTTTTTACAGCATACAAGGCGAAGGCCGATATATGGGTGTCCCTAGTGTGTTCTTACGCACGTTTGGATGTAACTTTACTTGTGACGGCTTTGGTATGTCACGTGGTGAACAAAGCAAGGAGCGTGATTTTATTGCGGCCGATATTAAGAAGTTTTTTAAATATCAAGACTTACCATTAGTAAGCACAGGTTGTGATAGCTATGCCAGCTGGGATCCTAGATTCAAAGATCTTTCGCCCATGCTAACAACTGATGCGATTGCAGAACGCATCATGGAAATATTACCTTACAAGCGTTGGGAAGATGAACACTTGGTTATCACTGGCGGTGAACCGTTGTTAGGTTGGCAACGTGCTTATCCGGATCTGTTGAATCATCTGAGTATGACAGGTCTTAAAGAAATTACTTTTGAAACCAACGGTACTCAAAAGCTAACTCCGGAGTTTAAAAAATATCTACAAGAATGGGCACAGAATCCTCCTTTTGCCAGTAGAGAAGTTACATTCTCGGTCAGTGCCAAACTCAGTTGTTCAGGAGAACAGCCTAGTGAAGCTATACGCCCAGACATAGTCTGTGAATATCAAGAAGCTGGTCATGTATATCTCAAATTAGTAGTGGCCACTGAAGGTGATGCAGAAGAAGCTCTAGAAGCTGTGGATATCTATCGTGCAGAAGGTTTCACTGGTAATGTTTATCTCATGCCTGTGGGCGGGGTTGAAAGTGTATACACACTAAATAACCGCAGAGTAGCAGAACTGGCAATGAAACATGGACTGAGATATTCAGACAGATTGCAGGTGCCATTGTTTAAAAATGAATGGGGAACATGATGAATAAATGGATTGAAAAATTATTTGGTATTGACAAGATCAGAGCAGAAGCAGAACGATCAATAGGCATTGCAGCACAAGCCTCTGAAACAGCCAAAGCAGCCACTGAAGCTGCCGAACGTGCTACAGAAGCAGAGGCACAGGCCAAATTATCTCCAAAAGAACGTGCAACACGTAAAAAAGAACCGTGGGTAGGCGTAATCGAAACACATGTCAACAAAGATAATGTTCGTAATGGCTTTTTTGAGCTTGACTGGAACGACCTTTTTGTGTTAAAATTAAAGCAAGAGGGATATGGTGAGGACGGAGACAAAGACGAAGAAATTATAGATCGTTGGTTCCGTGAACTGTGTGCCAATGTAGTAGTCGATGGCGATTTCGGCGGTCCTGTAAACACAGGCGTAATTGATATTAAAACAGTGAAGAAAGATAATCTATGAATTATATCTTAGTTGATACAGCAAACACATTCTTTCGTGCTCGTCACGTTATCAACGGTGACGCTGATATCAAACTAGGCATGGCATTTCACATCACATTAAACAGTATTCGCAAAGCATGGCAGCAGTTCGAAGGTAGTCATGTTATCTTCTGTTTAGAGGGTAGATCGTGGCGCAAGGACTACTATGCTCCTTACAAGCGTAATCGTTCAGATGCTCGTGCCGCACACACAGAAAAAGAACAAGAAGAAGACAAAATCTTCTGGGAAGCATTTGACACGTTCAAAGAATTTATTGCAGAAAAGACTAACTGCACTGTTTTGCAAAATCCGCAACTAGAAGCTGATGATTTAATTGCAGGGTGGATACAAACACATCCAAATGACAAACATGTGATCATCAGCACAGACACAGACTTCGTTCAATTGATTGCACCCAATGTCACACAATACAATGGTGTTATGGAACATGTTATCACTGACAAAGGAATATTTGATGACAAAGGCAAACCTATCATTGACAAAAAAACACAAGAGCCTAAGCCTGCACCTAACCCAGAATGGCTGTTGTTCGAAAAATGCATGCGTGGTGATACCAGTGATAATGTCTTCTCAGCGTATCCAGGTGTGCGTACTAAAGGCACAAGCAAAAAAGTGGGTCTTAGTGAAGCGTTCGAAGATCGTAAAAGCAAAGGATTTGCGTGGAACAATCTCATGTTACAGAGATGGTCCGATCACGAAGGCAAAGAACATAGAGTCTTAGAAGATTATGAACGCAATCGTCGACTGATTGATCTAAGTCATCAGCCAGATAACATCAAAGAAATAATTACAAATACCATTTCTACTGCAACCGCCGAACAAAAGAATGTGAGTCAAGTAGGTATAAGATTGATCAAGTTCTGTAATTTGTGGGACTTGAAAAAGATTGCTGATCAGGCACAGAGTTATGCAGAACCACTTAATGCGAGGTATACACAATGACAGATATACATGCTAAACCTATCATAGCAAATAAATTTTGGATCGTAGAGGAGAACGGTGAGAAGATTGCCACTCTGAGAAAAGACGACGACAATAGATTTTTTATGAGCAACGAGTCGGGTGTGAAAATTTACGAAACCAAAGACAGTCTAACTCGTCAGTTTGGTAAAAAGTTTTTCACAGTAAAAATTGTCAAGGAAGCCGACACAGCTCTACCTAATGAGGTTCATGGATACTCCACCAGTGCCGAACCTCACAATGCCATGTTTGATATTCGTAAGAAACTGCCGCTATTCACCAAGAGCAGCGATTCCAAGAGTCTATACTGTGCAGGTTACTACTGTATAAAATTTGACAAAGGATGGGTTAAAAGTTTTTGTCCAAAAAAAATCACACTGGAACGATATCCATATAAAGGTCCGTTCAAAACAGAATTAGAAATGAAACAGGTATTGGCTAATGTTGCAAAATAATCTACCAGATACACTGCCCACTATACAGAAACTGTTGCAGAGAATTCAAGTAGCTGAACGCAGTCAACAAAAAGAAATACGCATTAGTTTACAAGAAGCACGTGATCTGACCACAGAACTGGCACTCATGTCTGCTAAACTAAGCAAGACTGTGGGCGAAATACATCAAATGCTGGCAGCAATCAAAGAATCAACCACTCAAATAGACGTAAAATTCGACGGCGGCAAGTTCTAAAAAGATATAAATATATACGTGGTTAATTAGGAACACGTATATGAGTAGACCCAAACCTAAAATTCTTTTAGAATATGCTAACAAAGAAACCTACAAGGTTGAGCAAATTCTCGATTCAGAAGCTATCTGGGCTGTGTTCTATAACGGCCAACCTTTCAATCTCAAGAGCGGTAGTTTGGTAGCCAGCTATCCCGGACCAAAATATAAAAAAGTCTCATTTTCAAATCCAGGTCATGCACATAATCTGGCAAAGAAATTAAATCGATTGTTCAAGACCAAAGACTTTGCTGTATATAAACTCACTGCAGGTGAAGAGATTAAATGACATGAACAAAGATGCCTACACCAAGGCGTTCTTGCAGGCAGCAGAATTACCGGTTAATGAAAAAAACATCAAAGACTACAAAGCTGTATGGTGGTGGAGTTTTAGGAAAAAAGATCAAGGTGGTTTAAGATTAACTGAACAGGCTCTCGAATTCATTGAGAAATATGCCAAAATTAAAACCTACAAAATAGAATTTCCCAAAGAATTTGCATTCACTCCGCAGGTGCTGCTTTGGTTAGATAACTACATTGATTCTCCTTTCTTTGTTAATAAAAAACACATTATAGTAATGAAAGAAAAAGCTGCATTTGAGTTATATCTTCTTAGTGGAGATGTTAGAAAGCTAGGACACAATCGAGCCATGAGTAAAAGACTTAGCCAAGAATCTACCCCCGAGTAATCCCCCTGTATAAATATTTTCACTATGTTTGACCTTAATCCAATGGACGTACTACAACAGCGAAAGCTGAAGACTGTGGCCCCACATTTCACTGAATTGAATATTTCAGAATCTGAAATATTTGAAGGCATCGAAGATTGGATCAAAGTCAAACTCAAGGGCAGATATTATATCTGCAAAAAACCTGCTCTAGACCAGAGTGGAAATTTAAGATCTTCGCATTTCGTAGGTTTTGAAGATCAAAAAGAATTAACCTATTTCATGCTTGCATGCCCACATCTAAGGAGAAACTAATGTCAGAAGAAGTTAAAGATCAAGTCGTAGAGACACCAGCCCAAGCAGCGCCTGCGGCAACAGAAGCACCTGCAGCACAAGGTCCTGATTTAAATATCAGCGATCTGTTAGCCGTAAAAAATATCATCGAAGTTGCAACAAGCAGAGGAGCGTTCAAAGCAGCAGAATTGGAAGCAGTTGGTAAAAGTTTCAACAAACTAAATTCCTTCCTTGAAGCTGTATCTAAAAAGGAAGCCTAAATGAAAAGCCTTAAACACATAGGTAGAATTCAAAACACAGGTGCCAAGGTATTGGTAGTGTTTAGAACGTTGCCCGGAGAGTCAAACATGGCTCTAGTATTACCTGTAGCTCAACTGCCAGATCAATATCATGATTCGATTATGACTTTGGTAGAAACAGAACAAGCGCAGGATGCATTTGAGTTTGGCGAAATCATGCACATACGCCCATTCCCGGATGGTAGACCTATGTTGCGGGCCATGCAAGCAGATGGCAGATTGATTAAAGTAGCCACAGATGCTGTAATGATGACACCTACTACCAACGATACTGTGCTGTTGGCTAATCTTAAC